GTGACTGTATATTCAGGTTGAAAGTATGGTAGTATTTGTTCTACAATTTGTAATGCATCATTCATATTCTTAGTTAGAATAGACAATGTAAAGTTTAAAGTATAAGGTGCAGGATTGTATTGATAACCTCTTTTAACTCCGTCAGATTCTAATGCAGATTTACTATGTCTTATTAGTTTGTTTTGTTGACGAGATGCATCATATTCAAAACCTGTAAGTTGAAATGCCATTCTAGGAAAGGTCATGCCTGTAATGTTGCCATCTCTTTCTTTTGGGTCAACAGTTATTCTCTCTAACCATTTCTGTTTAGGACCATATGATATAGGAACTATCTGTTCTGCAAGAATAGTTCCATCAGACTTAACTTTTTTAAGTGTTATATTATTGAAAAGAGTTCCAAAGATTGAAACTGCCCTTTTAATTGTTTCATTATAAAAATGGGTACCGAACATTATGTGACCTCACCAAATGGGTTTGTTTCTGAGAAGTCTAAGTATCCATCTGCCTTGGTTTCAATGTCTGCGTTATCAGCACCAGTACCATCATTCATAGTTAGAATATCTCTAATACTCGCAACTGTATAAGATGCATTATTAACTGCACCAGTTATTGTATCACCAACCTGAATCGTTGTGGTTACATCTTTAACTGTAAGTAGATGTGTAGATGCTTTCCAAGAGGTAACCTCTCCAATCGTTGTGCTTCCAATCTTAATTGCTTCATTCGCTGCGTAATCACCTGAACCACTTGAATTCATTGTTAATTGAATTGTATATGCTTGTTGGTCTTCAACAATATCAATTGCATCAATATTTGTATCGAAGTCTTCTCCTGAGTATTCGAACAATGTACATTTGAGTTTAAAGACAAACAGTTTACCTATCTGATAGAAAGGATTTTGGTCTTCAACATATCTGATTTCAAACATAGAACCTGACATAGGAAAGTATACTAAATCTCCTTCGTTGGGTCTAAGTGATGTGACTAAATTTGAATCTAGGGAAATGAATCTTTCCCATGTTCGAAGTGCAAGAGTAAATGTACATTCTTCTTGTGTTTGAATACCAAACTTGGAGAATAAATCTTCTCCTTCGAAACCTTCAACATTATCTAAATACATTTCTACAGAATATGCATCACCAAAAGATGATTGTACATCTTCTCCAAGAATAGTATCTTCTTCTACTATTTCTCTTGGTAGATAATAAGTTTCATGTCCATAGAATCTTAGTGATTCAACAACTAAATCTTCATAAAGATGTTGTTCAGTATTAACTGCATGGTTAAAAAATACATTTGTCGGCATAGTATTAACCCATTAAGTCGATTGGCATCATATCAAAATTCAACCTTGACTCTTCTTCTAATCTTGTAATCTCTTCTTGTGCTTCAGTCTTCATCTGAGTTGCATCTAATGTCACCCCACCTGGTAATGCAACACCTGAGAATTTAGATAGATTTTCTCCCCATTGATACTTGACCAATGCAGTTGCATATTTTTTCAACCACATATCATTGTATATATCAGTCATGTCTGTAGGGTCTATCTTTCTATAACATTCTACAATGATATACTCATCAGCACTTACATTTGAAGTGTCCATGTCTAAGTATAGTCTATTCTGATGAGTATTGTATCTTATTGGTGTTTGCCCAACTAGTAAATCATCTAACATACTTATGTGTTGTTGAACCATTGAATAGTTTAGAATGTTTGTTGATGTTAAATCATAGATATCATTAAGTCTCATTTGATATCTAAGGTCAAACATATTTAAATTGTGTTTATCATTAAATGGAAATATGTTCATTACGGCAAGAACAAACTCTGGAAGAACAATATAGTTTTTTTGTTCTTTAAATGCAGTGTTTGAGTAGTCGTGTGTACCTGCTGGATTTGATGTGATACTCGTATCAGTCTTCATTTTAGTTAGATTATCTGATGTGAGTTGATGTTTCAGGTATGTTTTTATAGAACCATCGTAATGATACTCCTGAAAGTATTGCATTGCTTCATCGATTCTGTCATCAAACTGGTCATCATCAACATTGATTTCAAGGACAGGTGCACCAAGTCTTCTTTTGATGTATTCTTTAAAGGTTGCTTTGCTATTTGGTTTTGCCATAGTAATGTTCCATTTTAAGGTCTATTACTATTTATACAGATACTATTCTTGGAAATAGGTTTTACTTTGAAGTCTATCTATCTTTTCGTCTATTCTTGTTATGGTTCTCATCAATCTTTCCATATCCATTTCAATTTCTTGTCGAGTCACATAGTCTCTAGCAACTTCTTCTCTCGTTTTATTTACAAGTATATCAAGTCTTTTTTGTTCAGATAAAACTGACCTTATAAGAAACCCCAACGGTGCTAATACTACCGTTATGAGTATGTTCCAAATTACATGAGCGTCTACTACTAATTCCATACAACTATTTATGGAATCTTACTCCTCCAACATAGATACTTGAAGAAGTTTTCCGTCAGGTGTTATATCAAATAGTGATTCTAAATGTGTATATCCTTCAGGTACAAAAGGTCCTTTATTTGTTCTATATTTATAACCTGCATTGAAAGATACACTATATCTATCGTTATCGGTTAGATTTGGTTCTACCATATGAGTCAACCCACTCAAAAATACAAATAACATTCCTGTCTTAGGTTTGAATTCGTCTTTCTCTGAGAGTCTAGGACTATTAGGAAAATCACCCATAACAGGAGATGTATCTGCCAAGGCAACAAAAGCACCCTCATCTCCTTCTGCTTGAATATACAATGCACCTGATAACCAACAACCATTATGTTTATGTGGTTTGTTCCATGCACCTTTATCATTTATGTTTGCCCATGAGTTATGCAAATCTAAAACATGTCCTTTACCTTTACTCAATCCCCAAAAATCCCATACCTCATCTGTTATGTATTCTTCAACCACTTTCCATAGTTTTCTAAATGCTGGGTGTTTATCAACACCATCATTTGATTGCCAACCTGTATCTGCATTTGATATTTTTCGACCTTTAGGGTCGTTTTTTCTCATCTCATCAACTTCTCTTTTGAGTAAACGAAAATAATTCTCGTCAAGACCTAGTTCTAAATTTGGGTCTAGTAAATCGACCATAAAAAGGGGTGTAGGAAATAGTAATTTAACTGCCATCATCATCTCCAAAATTCATTTCCAATTGTATCTCTTCTTTAGTTTTACCATGCATAGGGCATTCTTTGGGTATTTCTAATTGATTATCTTTTTTTGAGAACAATTTTACTTTTGGTATATGCATACCGACCTTTCTATACGGACCTAATCCTGCATCTTCTAATAAGTTTGCTTCGTTTATAGCTGCTTGAACAGACTTTCTAGGAGTCTCTTTCTTTTTTTCTGCCTCTTCTTTTACTTCAGCATATTTTATGTGTAAAGATACAGCATCACTTTCATGGTATGGTGATGTACTATCTGATAGATTATCAATATAGGTTTTGGGGTCTTTTATCTGAACACTTGAAGACCATTCTTCTCTTCTAAATGGTATTACTTGAACTAAAGGAGTTCCTTTTTTTATCATAAAGGACTTATCTGTCTTAGGATAAAATATAATTTGTGCATTGTCCATGTTTAAGTTAAACTTATCAGTATCAATGATACCAGGCCAAACACTAAAGAAATTGTTTTGATGTAAAAATGGGTCTAAGTAATATGTTGAATAACCTGGTGGGGTCTTTATGTTCCAAGGATTTCTAAACTTAAATGCATCTTTTACTGGAAGTCCATCTCTTTTTTCAGGAATAAATGCATTCCCAAATTGTGTGTCTGGATGTGATGAAGAACCTATCTTAGAATCTTGGTATGACCATGCGTGTGATTTTTTACCTTCTATTTGAACAAATACATCTTCTTCTGCAACTAGATAATACCCCATAGTTAACCAGTCTTGCATAGCAGGACATGCTCTGATAGTTTGTTGTTTATCACCTCTAACTATCTCATTTATCTTCATCTTCTTCCACCATTCTGGTTGAACTGTAGATGCAAGAACAGGTTTACTTGTTTTTAGGGTCTTTTCGTTGTATGCTGTGAATTCTATTGTTGGCATTATAAAAACCTTCCTTTATGTTTAGTAAAATCTTTGTAAAGTAAATTTGAATCTTTTACTAATTCTACTTCATCACCTCTAATCACCAAAGATTTTCTATCCATATATCTTGCACTCTCATTTGGTGCATCTGCACCATGAGGTATTCTTCCATCAAATATAACAAGACGATTTGGAACAAACTCTACTTCTGCTTTCTGATGTTTCTCAATGTGTTCTTGTCTTCCATCTAAACCACTATGACCTTCATCAAGCATTCTTAAAGTTCCACCCCAATTCTTATTCCAAAATCTATTTGGGTAGTACAAGAATGAAATATTCCAAACATCATCAGGTCTACAATCAGTATGTATGGTACCTGGACAACCTTGTGTTTGTGAATTTAGACCTGCATATTGAAAACGAGTATACTTAAAACCAAACTCTGTTTCTAATCTTTTTATTAGATACTTAACAAAGTATGTATCTGAGGGTTTCATATCTGGTTCTAATTCGAAATTTTGGCCAAAGAAAGATGCACCCCAAAAAGAATGGTGTGGAAGTCCTGTAGGACTATCACTAGTGACAGAATTGGTTTTAGACCACCATGAATTATGAGTAATTAGTTTATCAAAGTAGTGATATAGTTCAGTAGATAACCAATTGTCTAGCACATAGATATCCTTTAAAGGCATATCCTGTATCTTAAATGGTTTATCAATATGAACTACTTTCACTATGAATTGTTGCCTAACTCAGCATGACCTGTTGCCATTGTTGCCTGAGGTATCTGCCTTCTATAATGGTCATAATCTTGTAATAAATCTTCTCTAGTGGCAAATATTTCATCTGTAATATCATAGAAGATTGTGTGAGTATTATCAATATACTCTAATACTCTTCTTGCATTTCCTCTTAAAGGATGATTTGAACCTTCTCTACCAGCAATTATAACAATTTGAAGATTACTAAATCCATAAATCTCGGCAATTTGTTCATGTTCTCCTTGTACATACTTACTCAACATATTACAATATTGATTATGTAAGTTTACTCCTTCTGGTGGTTCTGAGTTTGAAATGTATTGTTCAACCATTTCTATCTCATCTGCGTTTAAAGGTATTTGTTCTTGTTGGTCAAACCCTTTTGATTTGTCCCAATTTAAAATTTTAACTTCGATATCATCGTAAATTATAACTTCAAATTCAAAACCTAATGCTGGTTTATCAACATTGTCAAAGTCATATTCAAGACCATTTGGTTTTCTTATATATAGATTTCTGTTCTCACAAAAAACTAATGCGTTCATTGTTTCTTTATTCATAATTTATCCTCTATTCAAATTATTTAGGTTGTCTCTTGCGAGTTTAATTTTGTCGTAATGTGATAGTCTTTTAATATTAGATATATCCATATCATCTATCCAAGGACCACCTCTTGTATAATGATACCCAGCACATTGCCATTTAGTTTCAGGATTGTCATATCCTTCTGTAAAGACATAGTGTTCAGGTATCTTACTAATTTTATCAGTCCATTCAAACTGATGTAATTGAGCACCTGTCCATGTGTTCACAACTTCTGGTGTTAGTTTCTTACAGTCTTCATGTCCATTGTTAAATATCATTAATGAAGACCACAATTTACATGGATAGTCTATGTTTATTTCACCATTGAACTTAACAGAGTCATGTTCATATTGTGGATACTGAATACAAGCAACAGCATCATCAGGATTTAAATAGTAGAACATTGGCAATGGTGTTTCTTCAAACAGAATATCATCATCAATAAACATACTAAAACCTTCATAGTTTTCTAAGTAAGGTATTAAAAATCTACTGTATGTAAACGCAGTAGATTGATTCTTATACTCCCTATTATACACTGGAATCTTTGAATAGTCAAGATACTTTATCTCAGGTATAAATCTATTTGCGGATTCATTACCAGAGAAAGTTTTTTTGATTGATTGTTCAATAGAGAACTTCGTTATTTCTTCTATATTATTATGTGTAGAATCATAACCAATGTATATGTTTAATGGTTTTCCTTTTGAAAGTTCATGTACTTTCTTATTGAATTCATAGATTTTAGGTCTAAAATCACCGACATTTGCAAACTCACTATTGACTTCTATAACTCCACCTGTTATAATGAATGATAGATTGTCTTGTGTAATTCCTCTTTTTGCGAGTAAGTCTTTCCAATAATCTAAGAACTCATCGACTGTTGCAGGTTCTACTGCAGGAACTTTATTTAATGGGTCAAAGAAATGACATAACATATTAGGGTCTTGCATCTCTTCAATAACACCTGAACGAACAGAACCTGGATGAACAAAGAATTTAAATTTTTCATCACCCCATGATGAATCCTTTAGAATAACTCCTTGAATTGGTGCCCACAGTCCTTCTTCTATAATACTTTGAGTTAACCAATGTGCTTTCGCCGCATGATAATAAGAACTATCCCATAGTTCTTTTAATGAAAACGATTCGTCTATATCTCTTTCATCCATACCTCTAGCACCATTTAAAATAGACCTTGTACCATTTGGGTCTTCTGGAGTGGGAGACATTTTTGTATTCATTCCTAATGGAAACATTTCTTTTGTAGGTGAACAAGTATACCCATGAGGTAAGAATGTTTGATATGTTAAAGAATGGTGTTTCAAACCATGCATAGTAATTAAGTTATCTTCTTTTCTATCTTGCATCACATCACCCCATGTAAACAATTTAAGGGGTGGTATTTTACCTGATTCAAAAATTTTCTTTAAAACTTGATAACAAGGATTGATATCTTTGAGAACACGATTAACACTAATAGAACCTAAGTGATAATGAGGAGTGTTTTGTCTGATTGAAAAGGCATTTTCAACATCTGTAAAATCAACAGGAACTATCTTGTCGACATCTTCGACTGTTTTAATGTCTATGAATTCTGGATTTGCCATAAAATATCTGTATTAGTTTAATTAATACAGATATTTAGGTGTTATTTTATGATGAGACTGGAGTTGCTGGCCAAGTTTGTGATAAACTACCATCCCAACGGATAACTGGTGTTCGTCCTTGTGTTGCATATGTTCCAGGTTGTCTGTTCTGATAAGTGAACGGAGTCTGACCTTGTCTAGCATATGTACCAGGTTGTCTGTTCTGATAGGTAAATGGTGTTTGACCTTGTCTTGCATATGTGAAAGGTGACCTGTTCTGATAAGTGAACGGAGTCTGACCTTGTCTAGCATATGTACCAGGTTGTCTGTTTTGATATGTAAACGGAGTCTGACCTTGTCTAGCATATGTACCAGGTTGTCTATTACTATATGTAAAGGGACTTCTTGCATTTGCAATATATGGTTGCTGTGCAGATACAGGATTTCTATAGGTGAAAGGTGACCTATTATTATATGTAAATGGTTGTCTAGCATTCGCAATGTATGGTTGCTGTGCAGATACAGGATTTCTGTACCCAGCAGGATACCTTGCATTGTAGGTAAACGGTTGTCTAGCATTACTAGGTTGTCTTGCATTCGCAGGATATCTAGCATTATATGTAAATGGTTGTCTCGCATTACTAGGAGATTGAGCATTAGCAGGATACCTAGCATTGTAGGTAAACGGTGTCCTTGCACTGTAAGTAAAAGGTGTCCTTGCTTGATAAGTGAAAGGTCCCCTTTTATTTCCTATTGCAGGTGCAAAATAAAATCCAATTGCCATGTTATTTAACTCCTCTTAGTATATTCATAATCATTATCTCTGGTCAAAGTGAGCGAATGGATTTGATTGGAAACCACCACCGCCGCCGAACGGTTGATAGAACGGATACGGTGCCTGATATAGGAATTGATATGTACTAGGTTGCTGAGCATTAGCAATGTACGGTTGTCTAGCATTCGCAATGTACGGTTGTCTAGCATTCGCAATATAAGGGACACGATATGTAAATGGGTTTCTATATGTAAATGGATTTCTCGCATTCGCAATATAAGGCACACGATATGTAAATGGATGCCTGTATGTAAATGGATTTCTCGCATTCGCAATATAAGGTACACGATAACTCACAGGATTTCTGTAGGTGAAAGGTGACCTGTTCTGATATGTGAATGGGGTTTGACCATTCGCAATGTATGGTTGTTGACCGTTTACAGGGCTTCTGTATGTGAACGGTGACCTGTTCTGATATGTGAATGGTTGTTGACCAT